CTACAAAGCAAGGGTAGGTGAGATACAGGGACTCACTTATGCGCTTGACGAACTTCAAACCCTGCTAAAAAAGGCTAACTATGACGAAGACTCTCTTAGTACCTGATTATATCCTTGAGCAGCAACGTGCTAAAAAACAAGCCGAAGAAGCTGCAAAATCTAAAACAATAGCAGAACGAGTACCGCAGCCCACAGGCTGGCGGATTCTTGTCATGCCCTATATGGGCAAAGAAAAAACTGACGGCGGCGTTTACATCCCGGATGCCGCTCGTGAAAAAGAAGCCCGTGCGACAACCGTAGCTTATGTCGTAAAGGTTGGCTCCCTTGCATATCAAGACCCTAACAAGTTTGGTGACGGCTGTGAGCCGTGGTGCAAGGAAGGTGATTGGGTGTGTATTGGGCGCTACGCTGGATCTCGCTTCAACATTGAAGGCGGCGAGGTTCGGATCATCAATGACGATGAAGTCATTGCCACCATCATCGATCCAGATGATATAAAAACATACGGAGTTTAAGTATGCCTGAAGCAGCAGAGAAGGAAGAACTCGAGATTATCGAGACTGAGGACGAAGCTCAAGAAGTTGAGACTCAGGAAGCTGGAACTGAGGTAGAAGCTGAAGCTGAAGAACCAGAACAGAATGCCGACAATGAAGACGAACTTGCGTCATATTCTGAATCCGTTCAGCGCCGCATTCGCACACTTACTGGTAAGTACCGGGAAGAAGAGCGGCAGCGGCAAGCGGCAGTTGAATATGCTGAGGCGGTACAAAAGCAAAACGAAGATCTAAAGTCTCGCTTAGATAAGCTTGATCAGTCTTATGTTGGTGAGTTTGGTAATCGTATCGAGTCTCAAGTTGTTGCTGCTAAAGAAGCATACAAGAAGGCTTACGATGAAGGCGATGCTGACGCGATGTTTGAAGCGCAGCAAACCATTAGCCGATTGGCTATGGAACAGTCTCGTTATGAGCAAGTAAAGCGCCAGAACGAGGAACGCGCTCAGACGGCACAACAGCCACAAGAGCAGCCAGTTCAACAGGCAGCGCCTCAACAACCCGCTAAACCAGATCCTAAAGCCGAGGCTTGGGCCTCGAAAAACGACTGGTTTGGTTCTGATCAGACGATGACATACGCTGCTTTTGGCATACATCGTCAACTTATTGAGGATGAAGGGTTTGACCCAACGTCCGATGAGTATTATACTGAGCTAGATAGACGTGTCCGTACTGAGTTCCCGCACAAGTTTAAGGAACAAGTTCGTGACGCAGGACCCCGAGTCGCTTCTGCGGAGTCCACGGCTTCTAAGTCGTCTAAAAAGGGGCGCAGAACAGTCAAACTTACGCCTTCGCAAATTGCCATTGCGAAACGCTTGAATGTTCCGCTTGAAGAATATGCAAAGTACGTTAAGGAGTAAGAGTATGGCTGATAGAACTACACGCGAATCAACATCACGCGCAAAAACCACACGGCGTAAGCCGTGGACACCGCCATCAAAGTTGGCAGCACCTGATGCCCCGGCAGGCTATCAGCATCGTTGGATCCGCACATCAATTCGTGGTGAAGATGATCGCACAAATGTAGCCGCAAAGCTGCGGGAAGGATGGGAACCAGTTCGTGCGGATGAATATCCGGATCTGGCTGATCAGTTTCCAACAATTGATGATGGTAAGTACAGTGGAGTCATTGGTGTGGGCGGTTTAATGCTTGCACGGATTCCAGAAGAAACGGTTGAAGAAAGAACTGAGTATTATCGGGAGCAGACCCGCAATCAAATGAAGGCCGTTGACGATAACCTGATGAGGGAACAACACCCCTCAATGCCTATCCATAACGATAGGCAAAGTCGTGTATCATTCGGGGGCAAGGATTAGTCCCCTTAATCTGATAAGGAGTAAGTAATGGCAAACACTAATGTTGCCTTCGGCCTCAAGCCGATTAATACCGCAGGTAGCGCACCAGCTACTCAAGGTACTAATGCATACTTCATCGACAGCGCCGCTAGCGCGATCTTTCAGGGATCAATGGTAAAGGCCGATAACGGTGGTGAAATCGTTATCTGTTCTGCATCCGGCGATACTGAGGCTCCCGTTGGCGTTTTTGCTGGCTGTGAATATGTATCATCAACGACTGGTAAGAAAGTCTTCTCAAACTACTGGCCCGGTTCAGGTGCCGACACAAACTTCGATATCATCGGATTTGTGTACGACAACCCGCTCCAGCGCTTTGTAGTTGCGACAGACGCTACCATCACTAATAAAGCAACCGCTGTTGCTGCCATTTTTGAGAACTCACAGTTCAACAATGGTGCAAGCGGTAGCACAACCACAGGCATTTCTAGCGCACAGCTTGATGTCGCAACTCTCGATTCATCTAACGCCTCTCTTCCTTTGAAGATTGTGGGTATTTTGGATGACGCCGAGAACGCCGACTTCACTGCCGCTGGTATTCCTATGATTGTGATGCTTAACAATCACGCGCTGCTTCAGTCTGATTCTGAAGCCGCTATTTCATAAGGGAGTGTAGATAATGGCTATTTCTCGCGCACAACTCGCCAAAGAACTAGAGCCGGGTCTAAACGCTCTCTTTGGTATGGAATATGGTCGCTACGAAGGCCAGCATGCTGAAATCTTCGACACTGAGGCATCAGATCGTGCCTTTGAAGAAGAAGTTATGCTGTCAGGTTTCGGGGCTGCGCCGACTAAAGGTGAAGGCACAGGTGTATCTTACGACGATGCACAAGAAGCTTACACTGCTCGGTACAACCACGAGACAGTAGCAATGGCTTTCTCAATCACTGAAGAAGCTGTTGAAGACAATCTGTATGATCGTCTGGCCTCTCGCTATACTCGTGCACTCGCACGGTCAATGGCACACACAAAGCAGGTTAAAGCTGCATCAATCCTGAACAACGCATTCTCTGCTGGCGCATTCGCTGGTGGTGACGGTGTTGCTCTTTGTGATGCATCACACCCGCTGACATCAGGTGGCACTTTCGCCAACGAACCATCAGTAGCTGCTGATTTGAACGAAACTTCTTTGGAAGACGCTCTGATCAACATCGCTGGTTTCGTTGATGAGCGTGGCCTGATTGTTGCTCTTCGTGGCATGAAGCTGATCATCCCACGTCAGTTGCAGTTCGTTGCAGAACGTCTGCTCGTATCAAACCTTCGGGTAGGTACAGCCGACAATGATATCAACGCTATCAAGTCATCAGGCATGCTGCCTGAAGGTTATGTAGTCAACGACTACTTGACCGACACTGATGCGTTTTTCATTAAGACGGACGCGCCAAACGGCTTGAAGCACTTTGAACGTGCTGCTCTTGCAACCAACATGGACCCAGACTTCGACACTGGTAACATGCGGTTCAAGGCCCGTGAGCGTTACAGCTTCGGCTTCTCAGACCCACGTTGTGTATTCGGTTCACCGGGTGCATAATTGTAGGCATAATAAAGTAAAAGGGCGGCTATTCAGTCGCCCTTTTTTTATGTATAATGACTTATCCCTGACAGTCCGGGGTTCGGACTGACACTAGCCACGACAGGAGATACAAATGGCTCGTTCTACTTTTTCAGGTCCCGTCAAGTCTGACGCGGCTTTCATTTACCCCGTTGTAGCAACTGCTGATTTACCAGCCGCTGCTGCCGCTAACGAGGGCACAGTTTACATTGTTAATGACAACGGCGCTGGCAACAACGAGTATTGCTTAGTTATCAGCACAGGCTCTGCTTGGGTTACCGCTGTAGGCGCTGCTCTTAGCTAATAGGAGAGTGTAATGGCTGGTCCAGTAAAAGCCTACAATGTCACAGGCACCGGGGCCGTAGGTCCGGGTCGCTCACGCATTAAGCAGATTGTCATCTACGCAACAGGTGCTGGTGCATTTACAATTACCGACGGCAACGGTGGTTCTACTCTTTTGACACAGAAGTTTCCTTCTGGTCAGAATGTTTTGAACATTCCGGGCGACGGTGTCATCGCAGAAAGCGGTGCGTATGTAAGTGCTATATCAGGAACTGGTGCAGAACTGACAGTCTTCTTGGCATAAAAAAATGGCTGGTAACGAGGTAACCTCGGTTCATCTTCATACATCTGGCAGTCTAGCTAGCTGTAGAGGACGCTTGAAAGGTTTTGTGGCTAATCACAAAACTGGTTCAAGTGGAGATATCATTATCTATGACAACGCTTCAGCCGCGTCTGGCGCTGTTGTTTTGGAGGTAGATGAAACCGTAGCAGGTGCGATATCATTTGAAATACCCGGAGACGGGATTATATTTGAAAATGGTTTGTATGCCTCGTTGCCAGCTAACACATCTCTTACGTTGTTTGTACAATTAGGGGGTAGGTAATGGCTAGAAAGCCTGCAAAAATGCCCAAGCGAAACAAGAAAAACTTTCGCTCAACAGAGTCTGGGGCGGGGATGACTAAGGCTGGCGTGTCTGCATACCGCCGCGCCAACCCCGGATCGAAGCTCAAGACTGCTGTTACTGGTAAGGTAAAGAAGGGATCTAAGGACGCCAAGCGCCGCTCTTCATACTGTAGCCGTTCAAAAGGTCAGATGAAGATGCACAACATTAACTGTAAGAAGACCCCTAAGAAGCGTATCTGCGCTGCTCGGCGGAGATGGAAATGTTAAACATATTCGTTACGGCTATACTTGGTTTTGTGGCTTGGATTGCAATGTCGATTGTAGATCTAAAGACAGATACGGCTGTAATAAATCAGAAAGTTAGCGAAAATCACAAGATGTTAACAGTCTTGTGGGATGATTTTTTGGAGAAAAGAGATGGCGATATCGCGTGGGTCAATGAGACAGCAGGTGTCCAAGCCGCCACAAAAGAAAAAATGGAGTAAGGCTCGTAAGGCTAAAGTAAACTGCAAACGTCCACGCGGCTTTAGTGAACGAGCACACTGTGCAGCAAAAAGGAAAAGGAAGAATGGCTAAAGATGCATGTTACCAAAAAGTTAAGCGCAGATATAAGGTCTTCCCGTCGGCGTATGCAAGCGGGGC